CGGGTCGTCGCGTCTGCACCAATGATGTCGATTTCACCAGACTGAGCCATGGTGACGAAACCGACGTTGGCGACGTTCGTGCCAATCGTGGTGCCAGTGGTATTGAAAATGTCGCCAGCCTTAATTGGGCCGGAAAAGGTCGAGGAAGCCATAGGATTTCTCCTGCACGATTAGGTCCTACTGTCTGTGCAGCGTCAGCCGGGGCTGTCAGTAGAACCGGATCACCCGGAATAAGATAGTGTAGAAGAGAAAGGGGAGGGCGTAAACCCTCCCCAATCTTGATTAAGCGCCGGGCGAACCGAAAATGCCGCGCGGGTCAGACCAACCGAAGCTGTAACGCTCGCGGGCCTTGTAACGGACGTTGCCCGTTTCAAAGTCGCCTTCCAGCGAAGTCTTCATCGGCGAGCGATTGAAGTGCTTCAGACCATTCGGAGCATCGGTCTTGATGAACCAAGCGTCCGGATCGGTCAGGAAGTGGTTGACGCGATAGCCCTGCGGCAGGAGGCCCATGCTCTTCACGGCGTTGACGTCGTTGTCGGCAGTGCCAACGCGGAGGTCAGAGACGAGAAGGCGTTCAGCCGTAAACTGGAGGGCCGAAGGCACCAGCAGTTTCATGCCACGTGTGGCGATCTTCAGACCACGTTCGTCAATGAACGCAGCAATGTCGATGAGGGCCTGTTCCAACGAAGTTTCGTTGAGGTCCGCAGACGTTGCGAGTTCGTTGGCGAAGTTGCCGCCGCCCGTTGTCGGGTGGTTGGTGGCGCAAAGTTCGACACCGTCACCGCCCTTGTAGTTGCTGTTGAACGCATTGTTCAACACACCAGCAGCCTTGACCTGTTTGGTGTTGGCCATAGAGCGGGCCAGCGCACGGGTGTAGCGAGCCGAGAGACGGTCGTAGAGGTTATCTTCGACTGCTTCTTCGGTGATCGCGAAAGCCAGAGCGATGGTTTCGTGGGTGTAGCGAGCCGTGTAGGCTTCACCAGCGTTGTCATAAGCGATGGCCGAGCCTTCGCCTTTGACCGGAGCCTGACCGAAGCCGTACAGCATGACTTCTTCTTCAAACGCGCGATCCGAAGACTCCGTATCGAAGATCTCCGCATGCTCGTTGTCGTAGCGGTCATACTCCATGCCGAACAAGGCATTGAGGCCGGGTTCAAGTTCTTTGAGGAGTTGTGAACGTGTAATAGCCATTTCTCAATCTCCTCAGATGCCCTGATTCGTACCGTTAGTCGAATAACGGTAGAAGTGGTTGTTGAGCATCACGATGGCCAGACGACCAGCAACCGCCGGATCATTGTTGCTTGGCTCATCAGAGAAGCCAACAATGCGGAGGTTAAGGACGTCCGAACCCGAACCTTCATCAACCGTCGAAACAGCGAGTTCTGCGGACGAGATGCCCGAGACAGAGCTGCCGCTTGTGGCGGAAGAGAAGTTTGCGTTTTCGTGTACGAATTCGTCAGCGGCGGCACCGTCGCAGTTGATCAGGAAGAGCTGATCAGGATGCGATGCGATTTCGCAGGTGGCGTAGGTGTTAGCCATGACTGAAGCTGTACCGGGCCACTTAGGCGACCAAATTGGTTTGCCTGTGAGGTCGATATAGTTGCAGCCCATGAAAACGCCCAGCAGTGGAACTGTACCACCAGCAGCAGCGCCAACGATGTTGACCAGACCCGTCGAGGTGGGGATCACAGGTGAACCTTGATAGATCACCGAAGAAGTACCCGCCTGCGCAGTAGTCTGGATTACATACGTTCCGTTGCCGTTGGTGTTAGCACCAGCGCCGAGCATGTTGTACGGGCGAAGCCCGAACGCGGCATCGATATTTGCCATTGCTCAGATCCTTGTTTCAGTTATTCGGTGTCTCTTTGACCACCGAAAGTGACTCGGCTTTGCCTCTCAGGTTTAATGATCGGCATGGAAGGGTGTTGTTCCCGCAGCAAGTCGTTATCTACCGCAGTGAGCTGATCTCTTGTCTGCCCGTTGTAGTAGGCCTTGCGCTGCTGAACAATCTCGGTCGGAATACGCGCCAGAACCAAACCACCCACTGCGATCACTCCGGCGTGCTTGCCGTCTTGAATGGTGGGGAGATCAAAGTCCGGGTATTCCTCTGCGCGAACAAGCTCGAAGCCTTCGCGAAGTCGTGCGGAAAGGTTCTTCCGATCATCAAACCCATTGGCTTCCATACGGATCCAACGGTGCGCGTACCCCGCAGGCGGGGGAGGTGCGTCCAAAGTGGACGGTGGTTTCCAAGTCTGTACGCGGGCAGTCTTGGTCTTAGCAGTTTCAGAACGAGGTGTACGGTCCATGATTGGCTCCTTAACCTTGAAGTTTCTGGATCTGCCTAGCGTAGGATTCTAGGCTAACTCCAAGGCGGTTGGCAATAGCAACTTGTGAGGGAGTGAGTCGCACCTGTTTTTTGCCTTCAGAACGTGAAGAAGGACGGGCAGATGCAACAGTTGTCTGGGCTTGAGGCTTCGGCTGTTGGAACTTGTGGGGGAACTCCGCACGGATGCGGCGATCCAGTTCGCCATAGTAGTCGTCGCTCGTCGGATCAAACCCTTCTCCCTCCACAAGTTTCTTGTGGAAATTGAACGCGGCAAGCGTCATGACCTCGTCGTTACCAAACCACTGGTTCCGATCAGCCCATGACTGAGCCTTCGGATCAGGACGAACTTCCTGCTGAGGCGGAGGGGCATAGGTAGGTTCTGGACGACGTGGAGCTGCGGCTTCCTGCTCCTGACGGAACCGTTGGGCGCGGAGACGCTCATTCTCAATAGCCAGATTGGCCAGCATTCGCTGGGCCTCGATCTGGCCATCGACGTCGTTCATGTCGATAGCTGATTTGAGCTTGTCTTTCGTAAGGGTCTCTTGGACCTTCAAACGGTTGTCGAACTCTTGAACGAGACTTTTGTCGAGGGTCTCGGCCTTGCTCTTGTAGGTATCGACCTCGCCCTTAAGGCTCTGGGCAAACTCAATTGCAGCCTGTTCCCGACGTTCCGCCTCTCGCATGCGGTAAGTAAGCTTCTCAATCCGCTTCCGAACTGTCTCGGAATACTGCTCGGTCTCGTCTTTTTCAGCCTCAGCCTTTGTTTCCCCAGCCTTTTCAGAGGCTTTGGCCTCAACCTTGGGCTCTTCCTTACTCTCCGTTTCCGGTGCGGCGTCTTCAATGACGACCTCTAGGGCGTCTTCCTTGTCCTGCTCTTCTGCCATGCTTTGCTCCTAAGTGCGCTGTCTCAGACGTTCATGATGTCGTCAGGATCAGCGATTGTTGCGATGACCTCGTCATCGTTAATGATGCGGACCTCTCCTCCTTCAATGCGGAAGCGGGCTCCGGCGTAGCGGCCGAGGATGATCCAATCACCCTTCTTGCACCACGGTCCGTTCTGGAACTTGTTCTTGTCTGCGTAGCAATCAGGGCCAACGACCAGCACGTAGGCTACGACGGTGGCCAAGCTCATGCGCTCGACATATTCATCGGGGAGGTAGACGTCGCCCTTGGTCTTGGCCTTGCCCTTGTAGGGAAGGACCAGCATCCTCCAGCCTGTGGGCTGGGGCAGTCGGGCGAGGGCTGATTCGGGAAGCTTGTGGGGGTCCAAGACCCGGTCTTCTGCTTTTACGTAGGCGTCGGCCAGTGCATCTGTCTGGCTTTCCTTCTTGCCTTTCAACTTCTTGGCAAGGTGATCAGGCAGGATCAAATTCGTCATCTTCGCGATGTTCCTGTTTCAGCAGAAGGCGCGTTTCCCGCTCTACCTCGTTCCAAGCTTCAAGCCTGCCACGAAGGTGACGGTAAGCAGCGAAGTCGTTAACCGGGCCTTCTGTCATCGCTTCAACGACTACGGACCGCCGCTCGCGAATCACCTTAAGCAATTTGTCAACAAAGTAAAGATCAGACACGTGTTTGTTCCATGAAAGAAAACCCTCCCCGAGGGGAGGGCTTCAGTTACCGAAGGACGAACTTCGTCGCGCGAAGCTGGAGGCCGAAACCGCGAGCGGTCTGTTCTCCTTTCGGGGCGGCCTCGATCTTGACGTCAACGGTCTTGGCATAGGGGACAGTGCCTTGACCTACGATGTCGAGGCTTGTTCCGACTGTAGGGGTTTGGACTTTCATGCGGGGTGCGCCCCCACGAATGAACTTGGACATGGATTTATCCTCGGGTTGAAACTGTAGGGTAGACTATTAGAGAAGCTTCGGAAACTCAAACATATCGCGGCGATGTTGACGCGGTAGATTTAATGGGGCGCGACAGGAAGTTATTGAGGTCGTAGAGCGCGTCCACATTCAGACCGTAGGTTGGCGTCAACGCTTGGCTAATTGCGGGGTTTGCTCCCCCAATTGCGGGGTTTGCTCCCCCGGTTGCGGACTTTTGCGAAGACGCAGAACCCTCCGCCCCGAGAGTAGCACTCAGGCTTTCCGGACCAGCAGGCGTTCCCGACTGCATTATGCCGCCGATTGTCGGGCCTCCTAGGAGACCAGACATCGTGTTGAGGGAGCCGACCACAGGCACACCCATCATCATAGCATTGACGGCGTACTCAGCCGGGTTGTTCACTACGTTCTCCGCCTTGGCACTCAACCAGCCTTTGGGGTCGCTGAGGAAAGACGGTGTGTTTGTGTACATGGTCGAGCTTGCAATCGGAGCCACATCGCTTTTCGCAGCGGGTGCGGCAGGCGTAGCCGCCACAGCAACCGTCGGAGCAGGAGCGGCGGGGGCCACGGGAGCGGTAGGTTCAACGGTTGAAATGAACGCCGTTCGCATGTCGGGATTAAACGCAGACATTCTTTGGTCTGGTGTTTTCTCTTGAAAGACGGGCATCTCCCACGCGATAGGAGGGTTAAACGCCGCCATCCTTTCAGAAAAAGGCATGTCTTGGGTTACAGGCGCAGTCTCGCTCTTAGCATTTGACAGCAGATTAAAATCTTGAACCATCTCGTTGTAGGTTTGTGTCGAGACAGGACCTGTCAAGCCAAAGGTGCCAAGGTTGTTCATGCCCATGGCTTCTTGCGGGTCGGGAGAACCGACAACACCTGTTATGCCAAACTGACCTGATTTCGTATCCCCCAGAACTTCTGCGAGAGTTTGGGCCGGAGCTGCAACAGGTGCGGGATCGACGGCGGGGGCAAAGAATTGTTCCAACGCCAAAGACGGAGCCACAAAATTGGCAGGGATATCGGCGAACGGCTCGTTCGCCAACAGGCTGAGGTTTTCAGCAAGTTGATTGATCTCTACCTCTGGACTAACGCTTACCTCTGGGTTGGCCTCGGTCTCGGCCTCTGCTTCAGCCTCGGACTCAGACGCAGACTGAGCCTCGCTCTCCGAAGAGGACGACTCTGCCCCTGCTTCGCCGCCGCTTTGACTGCCGGATTCGCCGCCAAAGCCACCCCCGAAGTCGCCGCCAAAGCCACCCCCGAAGTCGCCGCCAAAGCCACCCCCGAAGTCGCCGCCAAAGCCACCCCCGAAGTCGCCCCCAAAACTCCCACCGAAGTCGCCCCCGAAGTCGCCGCCAAAACCACCGCCAGCGTCACCGCTTTCGCCGCCTTCGCCGCCTTCGCCGCCGCCGTCACCGCCATCACCGCCGCCGCCATCACCGCCGCCGCCATCACCGCCGCCGCCATCTCCGCCGCCACCGTCACCGCCCCCGCCGCCGTCATCGAACTCAAGCAGTCCGGTCTTCGGGTTGATGGTTCCAGCGCCGCCAACGCGCTTCAGGAAGTAGGCTTGTTCTGGGCTGATGTGAGCAAGCACAGTGTCGCTCTTGCGGCCAGCAGCGCGCACGTCTTCCGCAGTGTCAACGAGACTGACGATGCCGCCTTTGGCATAAGACAAACGAGGGATTGGCAACATGGGAGCTGGCTTCGGTTCCAGTTCCTTTGACAAGCCCATCAAGGTGTTGAGAGCGTAGGATTCTTTGCGAGAAGAGCGGCGATCTTCAGCCGCCGCTTCAGTAGCCGTTTCAGAGATGGGAGCAGTTTCGCCAAGTGCGCTGTAGGGTTCAGAGGATTTGCCACCTTCCCCTTCGCCATACTTGGACATGATGGTCGTAGCAAATTCACCAGCGGGCTGGCCTTCTTTGCCTGAGTTCCAAGTAACAGCCTTCTCGCCAACCAGTTTGTCGGCAGGCTTGTCGGCGTTTGTCAGCAGACGATATGCGCCATCAGCACCTTGGTTGTGGGCAAGGTAGAGGACGCGGCCATCGACATTCTCGATGCCTTTGCTTTGCAGATAGGCACGGTTCTGCGCAGCCAGACGTGCTGCTGCTTCAGCAGATTGTCCCAGATCGTTCGGGTTTTCCAAGCCCATGCCCCGCGCTGTGCTGGGAATGAA